GCGCCAAGGAGGGTAACGGCATCCAGTTCGGCACCTTCAAGACCGCTTTGTCTGGTGGCACAGATGTATGCTTGGTCGATGGTAGCTATAACAGCTACAAGACCGATGGCAGCAAGATTTTCAACATGAACCATTGGGGCAACTATAACTACGGTGGCTGGAAGGCGTGTGACTTGCGCTATGACATCCTCGGCTCTACGAACAAGGCACCTGTGAACTACGGCAAGGCAAGGGCCACCTCCGACACTGGATATGACGCACCCACAAACACGGCTACCAGTCCCGTTGCGAACACGCTGATGGCCGCTCTTCCCGCTGACCTGCGTGCGGTAATGAAGCCCATCACTAAGTACACGGACAACAAGGGTAACAGCTCTGACGTGGCGGCCAATGTCACCTCTTCGCTGGACTACCTGCCGCTGCTGGCCGAGCAGGAGATTTTCGGCGGGAACCGGACGTACTCCAACCAGTACGAGAAGAACTCCCAGGTGCAGTATGCGTATTACTCCGCTGGAAACAGCAAGGTAAAATACCGTCACAGCGCCACAGGTTCGACGGCTTACTGGTGGGAGCGTTCTCCTTATTACACCTACAACTACCACTTCTGCAATGTGAACACGACCGGCAACGCGACCAGTAACTACGCAAGGAATTCCTATGGGCTCGCCCCGGCTTTCATGGTCTAATCCATGAATCAGCCAGAATCAAGCCCACGCAAGTGGGCGAGTTCAAACCATAGCAGATAAGTAAGGGTACACCCCTTGCGGTTTGGGATGGGCCCCATCCCCCTCCCCTATACAATCTATGTCCACAAGAGGGTACACCCTTTGCGGCAAGGGGTGCCCTCTTGTGCTGATTGTTAGGAGGGCAAGTTTGTCCAAGGCAAAATATTTGAACGAAAGGATGTGTCTCATGTCAGTTCTCAAAGCCCACAGGTCTGAAAGCAGAGCCGAATATGTGAACACGGCAAACAAAATTTATGTTCAGACCATCAACTTCCTGTCGAGGCTGTCGTCTCGATATTCCAGGCTCGTTGCGGAGTCTGTCGCCGAGCTTGCGTCCGAGGTGGTAGACAATGCTGAGAAGGCGAACAGCATCTACCCTTCGGATGAGACCCGGAAGGAGTTGCGCAAACAGCACCTTCTTGAATCAAGAGCCGCCCTTATGGCGCTCGATGTCCATCTTGCGCACTGTTATGACCTGATGATGTTGAATCCGGCGGGATGCTTTACAAAATCAAACGGTGATAACGTCGGTTCATCGGACGCAAAGAAAAAGTTAGAGCATATGTCGCAGGAGCTCGGCGAGCTTATTGATGCTGAGAATACCATGCTAACCAATGTTCTCAAGAGCGACAAAGGGAGGTAAGCGTGTTTTGACTTTTATGGGTGTATTTCTGTAAAACCTGTCGGTTGGAGTTTCCCACTCTCGTGTTCGACGGCTTACTGGTGGGAGCGTTCTCCTAATTACAACAACAACAACAACTTCTGCAATGTGAACACGAACGGCAACGCGAACAATAACAACGCAAGGAATTCCAATGGGCTCGCCCCGGATTTCGTAAGGCCAGCAATGGCTCATGGGTCAATAGATAGTAGCCCAGGGTTGGGTGAACCACGACCTTTACGAAAGGAGAAATACTTCCCGTGACCAAAAGTCCAAAACTGCTCCTCTGATACCCCTGCACGAACGCCGCACTGGACAACAGTAGCGTGCATGGCGGGAGATGTGCCTCACCCCGTTTCATGTGTAGTGGGTTAAGCAGATTAGACGGCACTCTATAAGACATCTGTACGGAGGGCGAAACAACAACTATTATGTCAAGACGCAAAGGACGCTACCAGAGGAGGGTAGCAAAACGAACTGAGCATAAACTGCGGCGGTGTATCGAGGTCGGTGGTCTCCAAGATGTATTTGGATACCACGATATGTATCGAGCCGGAAAGCAATGCTGCAACGGTGTCCGCTGGAAGAGCAGCACACAGAATTTTGAGATGCACCTGTTTTCTGGAACTGCAAAACGGCGAAGGCTCATTATGGAGAGGCGCTGGGTTCCCGGTGCTTATGTACATTTCACACTTTCTGAGCGTGGAAAGACCAGACCAATTGACGCACCGAGGATTCAAGACAGGCAGGTGCATAAGGTCTTCACTAAGAAAGTCCTGCTCCCGCTGTATACCCCAAGTATGATTTACAACAACGGAGCCAGCCTGCCTGGAAAGGGATTCGAGTTCTCCAAGCGGGAGCTTCGAGAGGATTTACGCTGGCATTTCCGCCGCTATGGACGCGAGGGCTATATTATCCTGATTGACTTCAAACAGTTCTTTCCGTCCGTGTCCCACGAGGAGCTGTTCAAACGGCATGAGCAACTGCTTCTGCACCCCGACATCAGGAAGATAGGGGACGATGTGATAAACACGGTTCCAGGCGAGAAGGGTCTACCGCTCGGCGTTGAACCAAGTCAGGCCGAGATGATTGCCTTCCCGTCTGCGCTGGACAATTACATCAAATGCCAGCTCGGCATGAAGTGTGCCGGTCACTACATGGATGACTATTACATCATTGTTCCACCGGGCGTTGACCCGAAGAAAATCATGGCGCTTGTTGTCGCCAAGGCTACCAGCTTGAAGCTGACGGTGAGCGTTGCGAAGTCGAAAATCGTCCCGCTGACAAAGCCGTTCAAATACTGTAAGGCCAAGTTTACTCTGACCGAGACTGGCAGAGTTATCATGTGCGGCAACCGTGATGGAATCAAGCGGGCACGCAGGAAAATCAAAGCGTTCTACGGCAAGATTGAACGAAGCGAGATGACCTACGAAGACCTTTGGACTTCTGTCAATGGAATACTGGCCTACTTTGGAGGCTACAACGACCACCGCCGGGTTCTGAAACTACGGCGGCTTTTCTACGCCATCTTCGGATTCTCGCCAGAACGTATTGAAAATTTCAGAATGAGAGGGAAACTTCATGAAGTACATTGCGCATAGACGTTTCAAGAAAGATGCCATCTGCGGCTCGGTCAATATTCCGGCTATGACCGAGCTGGAATGTGAGGACGGCATCATCATCTACAACAATGGTATCGTGTGCTATGAGGAGTGCGAAACAGCCCACCAATTTTTCGCCAGGAACGACGACGGCCATGGGATGGAGCGTGGGCGGCTGACCCAGGCCATTATGAAAACTCTTGCCAAGACCAACGGCAGGGGCGACGAGGCGCATCAGGAGCGCTGGGACAGGGTGTGGAGTGACCCGGCCTGTCAGCCATATAAGCGTGCCGATGACGACGAATACTGGCTCTGGAACCATGCGTTCTTCAACGCAGACATTGGTGTGCTCCGGCATATCGCCGAGTTGGTTGGAGCAAAAGCATAAGTAGAGGAGGACAGACAATGTACCGGATTACGAACATCAACACTGGGGCGAACCTGGGGGCCGTTGACACAGTGGTCTATATCAAGATTGGTGAAAGCGGGGATTTTACCCCCACAACGGAGAGCGAGGCCATCGGTGTCGCTCTGAATAGCGTGGCCTACAATCTGGCTGGCCACAACGAAATTAAGGGAGTGGACACGGTGGTTGTGTCTGAGTTCGACGGCGGAGCGCTGGTCGCCGAACAGCAGAGAATCATCGACAGCCTGCTCATCAGCGCACTGGAGGGTTAAGGATATGAAAGAGAGACTGAAAAATCTGTATCAGAACAAGGAACTTGCCCCGCAGCGTCTTCTGTCCGCCGTGGCAAAGGGCTGGCTGACCGTTACCGACGTGGTGGAGATTGTGGGCGAGGACAACGCAACTGCGGTTATCCTCAACGCCAAGGTTGCGGAAATCTCCGCCGCCTGCAACGCCGCTATCGAGGCGGGGGTTGACATCGAGCTGAACGGTGAGACGGAGCATTTCAACCTGGACATCAAAGACCAGAGCAATATCGCCAACCTGTTCCGGGTGGTGGAGCTGGGCGGCACTGAGTTTCCCTATCAGGCGGACGGCGGCAAGTGCCGCATCTACACCGCTCTGGAAATCGCGCAAATCTACATTGCGGCCCAGACCGCTATCACCTCCCAGACCACATACCACAACGCTCTCAAGGCGTATGTGCAGTCTCTGACCGATGTGGAGAAGATTTCCGCTGTCACTTATGGCATGAATCTTCCGAAAAAGTATGCCGCTGAGATGAATGAGAAGCTGGCGGTCGCACAGGCGCAGATGGAGGCCATTGTGGCCCGTCTGAACGGTCAAGAGAGGTAACATATGGGGAACAGAGAACGTGCCGGGAAGTGGCTTCTGAGCGTGCTCCTGTGGGTCTGGACTGGCACGCTCTACTTCTTCATTGAGGTCATATGGAAGACCTCGCACGGCAGACCAGAGATGATTAGCTGGACGATGCTCTTGCTGGCTATTATTCTGGCGGTGCCGTTAGAACGGTTCGGAGCTGAGCTGCCATGGGAAATGCCGTTGATGGTACAGTCCGCTGTGTGCGGAGTTGCTATCACAGTGGTTGAGTTTGTGGCCGGACTCATTATCAATGTGTGGCTCAGTGTGGGCTGCGTCCATAACCTCATCCACCGTGTTCATTCTGGAGAACGAGACACGGATGTGTGGCTCGGTATGGGCGTATGGGATTACTCCGCTATGCCTGGGAACATCATGGGACAGGTGTGCCCGCAGTTCCTGGCGATGTGGATGATACTGGCGGCAGTCGGCATTGTGATGCTGGACTGGATGCGGTATGGCGTTGAGGGCGGAGAAAAGCCTCGCTACACGCTCTGGAGAACACGTTCCTAAATAGGGCCGAAATGGGCAGAAAAAATGGGAGCTCGCCAATTACGGCGGCTCCCATCTGCTATGTGCGGTTATAAAACATCACTTTTATAAGGGGGTGGTTTCGTGAACGAAGCTACTATCTGGAGGTTCCTGAAATCCCAGGGTATGACCGACGCTGGCGTCGCTGGCCTGATGGGAAATCTGTTTGCTGAGAGTGGGCTCAATCCGAAGAACCTCCAGAACACATATGAAAAGAAACTCGGGTACACAGACGTAACCTACACCGCCGCCGTGGATAACGGAACATACACCAATTTCGTCCGGGACAGCGCAGGCTATGGTTTGTGCCAGTGGACATACTGGACACGGAAACAGGCCCTGTACGCCTTCTGCAAGGCCATAGGAGCGTCCATCGGAGACCTTGATGCCCAGCTCAGATTCCTCATGAAAGAGCTCTCAGAGAGCTTCAAGAGCGTCCTGGGGGTGCTTATGACCACGGCATCTGTGCGGGAGGCGTCTGACATTGTGCTACTCCAGTTTGAGCGTCCGGCGAAAATGAACGACCCCACTGTCCAACAGAAGCGGGCTGGGTATGGGCAGACCTATTACAACCAGTTCTCCATTACGGTGGCTGAGAAAGGAGATGGCGTGAAAATGAAGTATACCTCAGCAAATCCTCCCATGAAGTGTTTCATGCGGCAGAGTTCATGGTACAAGAGAACTGGCAAAGTTCCCGTCCGTGGTGTTCTGTGGCACTCTACCGGTGCAAACAACGCAACTTTGAAGCGTTATGTTCAACCAGATGACAATGCAGCAGACAGAGCCAAAATGCTTGAGTTGATTGGCGTGAACAAAAACAACAACGACTGGAATCGTGAGGGTCAATGGGTAAAGGGCGAATGGGTTCCTCTTAAAGCCGGTGTTCACGCATTTATTGGCAAACTTGCCAACGGAGATGTGGCGACGGTTCAGGCTGGTGACTGGGACAAGAAAGCCTGGGGTTGTGCTTCCGGGCCAAAGGGTTCATGCAACAACGGCTGGATTCAGTTTGAAATCTGTGAGGACAATCTGAAAGACCCTGTTTACTTTGAGAAGGCTTACCGTGAAGCAGTTGAGTTGACAGCATACCTGTGCAGGCTTTACAACCTCGACCCGCAGGGGACAGTTACATATAACGGTGTTAAAGTACCTGTTATCCTGTGCCACCAGGACAGCTATCAACTCGGACTTGGCTCGAACCATGGTGACGTTCTGCATTGGCTCCCAAAGTACGGGAAGAGTATGCAGACTGTTCGTGACGATGTCTCTGCTTTGCTGGCAGGGACGAATATCAGCAATGAGGAGGATGATGACATGGACGTAGCACGTTTCAAGGAACTCTGGGGCGAGATGCGCAAGGAGCTCCAGGACAATGACAGCAGCAAGTACAGCGAAGAGGCTCGTGCCTGGGCGACTTCCACCGGTCTGATTGCAGGTAACGGTACAGAAATCAATGGCGAACCCAACTATATGTGGGCTGATGTGCTCACGAGAGAGCAGTTCGTCACCGTGCTGTACCGCTTTGCGAAATTGATGGGCAGGGCGTAATCCATGACTATCAAGATTGAGCGAGGGCGAAAGAAACCCAGACGGCGCAAGAAGAAGCGCCAGTCTATCGGGTTCACCAATAAACTCGCTCTGTACCTTATGCTGTTTCTGGCAGCAGGTCTTGCGGGTGGATTCATCCTCGCCTGGAAAAGTATCGAGTTTCAGTATATGGGCGCTCTGGCGTGCTTCACCGTGGTGTTTACCCCGGTGGGCACCGCCATCGGCATCGTGCTGAACAGCATTGTGCGCAAGAGCGAACATGAGAACACGAGTGCTGACGGCGAGGGAATCAAGTATGCCGCTGCAAAGGCGGCGGGATTTTTACAAGAGGATGCGGGTGTTGAGGATAGCCCCGCAATCTGACAATGGGAGTCGCTGCAATGGTGGTTCCCACATGATATACGGAGGAATATATGAAAAAAGGTGTTGAGTATCGGGATGTAGCAAAAGAAATCGTTGACCTTCTGGCCAAATACGAAGCCACCGTCAAAGATGTTAGGTATATCTTAGGGTGGCTGGACGATGAGATGAGGGTACAGCCTGTTCAAGAATCTGCGGACTGATTGTATTTTTCGACTGCTTCCATCGCCTCGTTATATTTTGGCAGGAAGTCCCCCATCAGTGCGTCTGCCGTGCTGTAATAACCGAGGCTGTGTCCCAATTTTTGCAAAGCCCATTCTGTAGCGAGTTTTTGTGCTGTCGAATCCGAGATTTTGTATTGCATGATATCAAGCTCCCTACATTTGATGATACAGCAATGATACCACAGCATGAGCTATAAATCAACATGTTTGAAGGGTATAATCGCCCTTTTACAATTTGAGAGGAGGAGTGACTATGAATATGGAGTGGCTGCAACTCATTGTATCCGTTCTTGCGGGTCTGGCGACTGCCATTCCTCTGGCTATCAAGCTGGTGGAGTATGTCCAGAAGGCTGTGAAGGAGAAGAACTGGGGCAAGGTGCTGGACATGGTAATGAAGTACATGGCAACCGCCGAGGAGAAGTTCGACAATGGGGCTGACCGTAAGGAGTGGGTGCTGGCTATGGTCAAGGCATCTTCTGAGACGGTCAACTACGACATCGACATGGAGGTTATCAGCAAACTCATCGATGACCTGTGTAGGATGAGTAAGACGGTCAACGCCCCTGTGGAAGCTGGAGAGGCAGGTGAGTAAACTATGAGCATTCAGGAAATTCTGGCAAGCTCCGGCGGCGCTCTGGTCATCCTGATAACGCTGGTGCAGATTGCGCCCATCAAGGTCAACCCGTGGTCTGCTATCGGGAAGATGATTGGGAAGGCGCTGAACGGTGACGTGATTGCAAAGCTGAATGAGGTGCAGGGCCGTTTGGACGAACATATCCGCATCGACGATGAGCG